ATGTACGGAAATACAAATAAACTTAGAATTTATAATGCAGAATCTAGTACCGCACCAGTTGCAATTATTTCACCAATAACATCTACATCAACAACAATTGCCATCGGAGATACTTCAAACTTTGGAACTTTTGAGGGTGTCTCTGTAAGTGCATCCAACCCTGGATATATAAAAATTGGAAATGAAATAATTAAATATCAGTCTATTGGTAGTGGATTCTTAGGTACTATTACTAGAGGTATTGATTCTACTATTTCAATTGATTATAATATCAATACTTTAATGTACAAGTGTGAACTGAATGGAGTTTCTTTAAGAAGAATTAATAAAACTCACGACATCGATGATTTAGATATCGGACTAGATGGATATTATCTCCAAATTGATAGAAGTGAAAATGGCACAAACACAAATAGAAGTTCTGATGGATCGACTGCAGGAATGCCACAACTACAGTTTACATCAGAATCAACATTAGGTGGTTCTAAAGTTCTTGCTAGTGAAAATATCCTTTATAGCTCTGTAGTACCGACATACGACATCATTACTCCAGGATCTTCGACATCGGTTTCGGCTGTGATTAGATCTGTTTCTGGAACAAGTGCAAGTGGAAGTGAGACTTCATTCTTAGATAATGGATTTGAACCAATTCAGTTGAATTCATTAAATACTTTAAAATCTATGAGACTTGTATGTTCTAAAGAAAATGAAACTGAATATCTTAGCAATTTACCCAGAAATAAATCATTTACTACAGGAATAACTTTAAGTACAACAGATTCTAATTTATCCCCTATAATATTTTTAGATACTGCATTTACTGAGTTTATTTCTAGTCGTTTGAACAGTCCAATTTCAGATTATGCATCTGATAATAGATCTAATTCCATACTAGATGACCCACATGCAGTAGTATATGTTTCAAAAGCAGTAAATCTAGTACAACCGGCAACTTCTCTTAAAGTTATTTTATCTGCATATCGTCACGAATCTGCCGATTTTAGAGTTCTGTATAGTCTGTTTAGGCCTGACTCTTCCGAAGTTGAGCAATCATTTGAACTATTCCCAGGTTATGATAATCTTACATCTACAGCATCCGGACTTTCGGTAGTTGATTCTTCTCTAAATAACGGAAAACCTGATTATTTTGTAAGTTCTAGTTTGGATAATCAATTCAAAGAATATGAATTTACCGCAAATAATCTTGGGTTGTTTAATGGATATGTAATTAAAATAGTAATGTCAGGTACTAATCAGGCATATCCACCAAGAATCAAAGAACTTAGGACGATTGCCGTAAGATGATTAGAGTGAAGGGGCATACAAATCTTTATAGAGATGAAAATAGTGGAGCTATTGTAAATTGCGATGCGGCCGCGTATAATCAATATCTTAATATTGTCAACAATAGAGAATCTCAGAAAAAAGAACTAGATATGATTAAGCAAGATATTACAGAAATTAAGTCACTACTAAAAGAGTTACTAAATGAATCCAAGTGAAATTGAATTAGAAAGTGTAAGTAAATTATTTGAATATGAAAAGCAGTCTAGGTTTATCGATGAATTGAGTTTTGAAGAATTAAAAAATTTTTCAAAACTTTACTGTAAATTATATTTAAAGCAACAGGAAACACTTATACTTCTTAAAAATTATTAGAATATTTTTTATAATATAAATATCTAAAGATATATTTATCAAACCCAACTAATGGCAGTATATGTATCCAATATAATAATTGAGCAGGGTTATTCCTTTGATACTTACTTTCAATTAGAGGATACTAGAACCAACGATCCTTTAATTTTAACAGGATCAATAGCAGAATCCAAAATTAGAAAAAATTACGAAAGTCTAAATTATGTCTCATTTGCATCTACAATTGTGGATCCAAATTTGGGGATTATTTCAATATCCCTAACTGAAAATCAAACTACGTCATTAAAACCTGGAAGATATGTTTATGATGTAAAGATATTGAGTGGAGAAAAAAAATATAAAGCTGTAGAGGGATCCGCACTAGTAAGAGCAGGAGTAACAAGATAATGCCTAATATAAATGACAGAATAGGATCTCAAAATGTAATCAGAGTTTTATCAAACGCTGCTGCTCCACCAACCAAATTAATTAATTTAAGTGATGTAAATTCAACTCTAAAAGATCAAGATGGGTTGATTTTAGTTTGGAATCTTCCATCACAATCCTTCATTATGACCAGTGTGATCGATAATTCGTTATCGATCTTAGGAATTACAAAATTTACAGATCAAACACAATCTACATCTCCTACAAATGGGGCACTAGTAATTAGTGGTGGAGTTGGAGTAGGAAAAAATTTAAACGTTGGAGGATCTTTAACAGTATCTGGTATAGCAACATTTAGTAATCTTCTAGATGCTAATGGTGGAGCAACAATTGATAATATAAGAATTGGTGTTGCTGGTGATAATGAAATTGATACTTCTACCGGCAACTTGACAATAGATTCTGCTGGCGGTACAGTTACGGTTGATGACAATTTAACCGTCAATCAACAAACTCTCATTAATGGCAATTTAACAATTATTGGAGCATCATTATTCAATAACATTGTAAGTATTTTTGGGTCTTTAACTGTAACTGATGGAATATACTACGAATTTGGTGATTATGATGGTCCAAATGGGGTGGCATATTTTGACAATAGTGGAAAATTAATAGGATCTGCTAGTACAGAATCTTTTGCTACTACAACCAATTATGTTTTAACTACAGATCAAAGTGGGGATCCAACATGGTCTTCAATTATTGACGGAGGACAATACTAATGGCAAAACCATCTACAAGACAAGAACTAATAGATTACTGTCTAAGGCGTCTGGGCGCCCCTGTATTGGAGATTAACATAGCTGATGAGCAAATAGACGATGCAGTTGATGATGCCCTACAGTACTTCCAGGAGAGGCACTTTGATGGCGTAGAAAGAATGTATTTAAAATATCAATTTACTCAAGATGATATTAACAGAGGAACCGCATCAAAAGGAAGTGGAGTTGGATTAGTAACTACAACAGGAACATCAACAAATATATCAGGTCTTGGAACAATTACTTCCAACTTTTATGAAACATCCAATTTTATTCAAGTTCCGGATTCTGTAATTGGAATAGAAAAAGTTTTTAAATTTGATGCTAGTTCTATCTCTAGAGGTATGTTTAGCATTAAGTATCAACTATTCTTAAATGACTTATATTATTTCAATTCAATTGATTTATTGCAATATTCGATGGTAAAAAGTTATCTTGAGGATATTGATTTTCTTTTGAGTACTGATAAGCAGATAAGATTTAATAAAAGACAGAATAGAATGTATTTGGATATTGACTGGGGATCTCAGCAAGTCGGAACCTTCCTAATAATAGATTGTTATAGAATTTTAGATCCAAATACATTTACTGACGTTTATAACGATAGTTTTTTAAAGAAATATCTAACTTCACTTATGAAGAAGCAGTGGGGACAGAACCTAATTAAATTCAGAGGAGTTAAATTGCCAGGTGGAATTGAACTAAATGGTAGAGAACTATATGAAGATGCTGGAAGAGAGTTGGAAGATATAAAACAGAGAATGGCACTCGAATATGAACTACCACCTTACGATTTTATTGGATAATAATGGCACTAAATCCCTTTTTTCTTCAAGGTTCACCAAATGAACAAAGACTTGTTCAGGAGTTAATCAATGAGCAGTTGAGAATTTATGGCGTAGAAGTAATTTATATTCCTCGAAAATTTGTAAGAAGAGAAACTATACTTAGAGAGGTTTCTTCGTCCAAATTTGACGATAATTTTGCACTAGAAGCATACATAAGCAATTACGAAGGGTATAGTGGACAAGGGGATATTCTTACAAAGTTTGGAATGAGTTTAAAGGATGATTTAAGTTTAATTATTTCTAAGGAAAGATACGAAGACTTTATTGCTCCATTTTTAGAAACAGAGAATGATGAAGAAATTGTATTATCGTCAAGACCCAGAGAAGGAGATTTAATATACTTTCCTTTAGGACAAAGGTTATTTGAGGTTAAGTTTGTAGAGCACGAACAACCATTTTATCAGTTAGGTAAATTATATGTTTATGAACTGAAATGTGAACTATTTGAATATGAGGATGAAGTTATTGATACATCTATCGATGAAATTGATACTCAAGTTCAAGAGGAAGGTTATATAACTACTTTAAATTTAATTGGTCTTGGAAGAACTGCCACCGCGTTTACAACAATTGGAACTGGATATGTTAGACAGATAACATTGAATAATGATGGATATGGGTATACTTCTCCACCAGTTGTAAGCATATCATCGGCACCTTTTGGAGGAACAAATGCAATTGCAGAAGCAATTACAGAACTAAAATCTGGAGTTTATTCAATTAAGCAAATAGCATTAAGAAATGCAGGAGCAGGTTATACTTCCGCTCCAATCATTACAATTACGGGTAATGGAACCGGAGCGGTAGCTACTTGTGGAAT